GGCGACAGTGTCCATACCCGAGAATATCTTGCGCTCGAGGGTTCGTGCGTCACGACCTTTACGAGGGAATATAACTGAGTTGTTTCGTCCATAACGAGCAACGTCCACTCCAATAGCCAAGGGGGTGAGGGCATCTACGTAAACCTCTAGTTCTGGAGACATGGCGGCATCGATGTCGAAGGCCGAGAAAAACTCCATGAGACCGAGACGGGGGAACTGGCCAAGGATACGAACGCGAGTGTAGTCAGAGTCGAGACCGTAGACGGAGATGAGGTGTTCAATGCGTTTCTTGTTGGTGATTGGGACTTCGCGGGAATCGATTTGGGTTGTGTGCCAGAAGGATGAGTGTTTGCCACCGTCGAAGCATTCACGGAACCGGCCAAAGTTGCGGGTTGGGTTGCCGAAGACTAGCCAAATGAGCTGGGTGGCGAGGTCCGAGAACGCACCTTCGGCTGTTTCCCAGATGATGTCTTCGATCTCGGAAGCTTCATCGAAGACAAGTAGCATCCGCTTGCCTTTGTTGTGGAGGCCGGCGAAGGCTTGGGGGTTGGTCTTGGACCATGGAATCATGTCGATTCGCCAGGTCCGTTCGCGGGTTTTGTCTTTGGACAGGAGCGCGGTCGCGGTGAGGGTGAAGTATTCTCGAGCGAACCAGCAGAGGTTGAACCACTTGCCGAGCTCAGCCCAGGTTTTGGTTTTGAGTTGTGGTTCGGTGTTGGCAGTGACGACGCCACGAGTGTCGGGGAAAGTCATGAACGCCCAGAGGATGAGTTGGGCCACGGTGGTGGACTTCGCGATGCCGTGGCCAGATGCCACCGCTTCCATGATGGCCTCGTCGATGGTTGTCAGGCCAGATTTGATTCGGCCCATCAAGGCAATCGCCCAAGGCATCGGGCCGGTATACCCCTCCAACTGCGTCCCTTTCTGTCCCCAAGGAAACGCACCCATCACAAACGCCAACGGATCATCCCGGACCTCAATCAGCCACTGAGCAAGGCGATCGTCCATCAGGGTTGGGCCTTCCGCTTCACAATGCCTTCACAATGCCTCGGGCCAGCCGAAATACTAAAAGGAGAGAAGGACGCAGCAGAGTGAATGTGGCCCGACCTCACTACTCTGCACATCAACTTCCCTCCTCTTAGATACGCCGACGAAGACCCGCTTTCGCAGCGTATGGTTGGGTTGGAGGAGCCTCGGGGACAAGACCTTTCCCCTCCAACCCTGACGCGGTGTGATGCCCCACTGCGTCAATCACGGTAGCTTTGCCCATGCGAGACATCTGGGCTTCGAGGATCTTGGCGAAGTCGAAGACTTCATTGGTCTGGCGAGATTGCTTGCCATAGCCAAGACGGTCTGCGCCGTCTGAGCTGATCGCCAAGAGAGCGTTGATTGGAAGCAGCTCTTCCTTATCATCCGCTTGATCTAGATGCTCACCAAGCTGTCGCTCAGCCTTCAACATATTCTCAAGCTTGAGACTGCGATATTCATCAATCTCCTGCTCATGTTGAGCATCTGCCTCAGGTTGGTACTGTGCGATCAGCTCTCCAAACGCAGGATCGTTGTGATATGTCATCAGCCGCGTGTAGCTCAATCCAGTGATCTCACTGATCTGCACTCGACTCAATCCACCAGCAAACAACTTCGCCAATCGATGATGCGTGTTCCGAAACTGCTTCACCCTTCCCTGCGGAGCCCTTGGCGCTTGCAAACACGCCAAATCATCCCGCGTGAGTGGCCTCACTGAGATTACCTTCGGCACCCTCGCCAGCTTTCCCCTATGCAGGGTCGGTTTCACAGAACTAACTCCGGTTGGATTTCTACTTACCAGTAAGTATGACAGAAAAACCAATCTTTGTCAATCCAATTCTCCCTCCGCCAATTCAAGTTGCCCCTACCCTCTCCTAGTCTCGTCTATGAAAATAATTTATATGACGACCTAAAAATTTAATAGTTTGCTCCGGGGCTCAAAAATTATATAGTTTGCTCCTGAGACCTCTGGGCCCGGCGCGAGCGACGAATTTTGGCCCCCCACCCGACTTGGGCAGAGGGCCAGTTAGCTGAGTAGGTTAGGTGTTGTGCAGTGCGATATCAAGCCTTGGTGGTGAGAAGATGTGAGTTGGCAGTGATGAATGCCTCGATTTGAGGCTTGCAGTTAAGCAAGCGCTCCCACTGCGAGCGGTAGAGAGTGATCGGGAAGCGGCCAAGGCCATAGATGGACAAGCCGCCCTTCTCGCCAACTTTCATCGTGATGGCTTTGGGCCGATTGGCAAGAGCGAGCTGTGCTTCCAGCTCCGCAATGCGGGCGGATTGTTGTTGTGCGAGCTGAGTTAAATTAGGTAACACGGTCATGGCTTGATCCTTCGGGCCGGTTGCGTGATTGCAACGGGTGCAGAATGGCAGATTGACGGGCAAATGCAAATCACAACATCGTGATGAATGGTGCACTGCACAACAGAGAACAGACTGTGAACGGATAAGCGCTGTGCCCAATTTACTTGGCTCCGCCCCACTCAATCCCCATCACCTGCGTTCCCCAATCTAATATTCCCTCAAATACCCCCTAGTGGAGCGGTAGTAATGTACACCTCTCGACCCCATGGCACCCCCATTCAGAGGGCCTAAGTACCAGTATACCACATCGATATATATATACGACCTATAGGCTTAGGCTACCTGGAGCTATGTGCCATGGGGTCGGCTGTCCTACATTACTAGCGCCGTATTAGAGGGTATTGCAGGGAACATTAGAATGGGGAAGGGAGATTGGGGTTGACATGGGAAGGTTTGTGTGGTATACTTGTGGGAATGATGAGGAATTGGAATTGGGAAATTGATGGACTGCGCAGCGCCTCACGCGATTGTGATTGGCGGGGACACAATTGGAACACAATTGCGGCGTAGGATGTGAGGGCCACGGGGAGAGGCCTGTGGCTATAGGACAAGGGAGATTGACGATGATCTTTAGATGTAAGTGTGGGGAAGAGTTTGCTAAGAGAATGCATCTCAAGGAGCATATTGGCCTACTCAATCCACACTGGCCCAGGGTTAGGGATGATGATGAGCATGCTATTGTGATTGAAAGGACAAGTCATGGTCAACAAGCTTGATAACACGCTAATGCACCGCGCAGCCAAGGCCTATGCAGAGAGCGAGGCGAGTGATCCATGGGCGTATGCGAGAGCGATGACGCATATTGGGAACGGGATTGCAACGTGGGCCAATGCGGATGGGGAGGCTGCGTTCTATAGCGCGGAAGAGGCCAATGAGACACGCTTGCTTCCTCCTGATAAGGGTGGATATCAAGAGCCTTATCAGGCAAGAGTTTGGCGGAATAGGTTTAGGCCATGAGGAATCGTTGTTGGAAAGAACCCACGATCATTGAGCAGATGAAGGGGAATGCTCAATGCAGGGGAATTCATCTTCGCCAGCCTGTTTGGCATTGGGTGAAGCATGTGAAACCGATCATGCCCAGGCTATACAAGAGCTATCGAGCATGGCGCAGGGAGGAGGTTAAGGAACAACGCAGGGAGGCGAAGAGATGTACTGGTTCGGGGCAGTGACGGATGTGCTGGGGATTGGGATATTTGTCTATTGGTTGAGCATATCGGCCAAGCCTAAGACTTGAGCTGTGGCCCAACTTTAGTTTTGGCCCAACATTGGTTTAGATCCATGAGCTAAACGCTCTTACGGCTGGCAGAGGGCAACCTCTTACCAGCCATTAGCGGTGAGAGCAGAGATCGGGTCAGGGAAGGGTTAGCCCTATGCTGTATTCGATAGTCTCTCGAACCCAGAGACGTTGATAAAGGATTGTACACCTATGACTGACGTAACGGTTGAACAGAACGAAACAGGCCAAGCGGAAGAGGTCTTTAAGACTTTCGTCATCCCACTCAAGGGTGGCTGTGGTCACGTGACCTTGGAAGACGCTGATGCAGTTCCACTGGAAATGTATCGGTATATCTTCCAGCAAGGCTTGGAAACTATCGTGAACTCCGTGGGGATGTCAAAGCTTCTCCCCGGCATCACCAAGCTCGAAGGCATAGACGCCGAGAAGGCCAAAGATGCGGTGCGCAAACAAGCTCGGGCCAATGTTCAGGATCTCCTGAAGGGCCAAATCAAGCTTAAAGGCGCTCGCAGTGCGGTCAAAGTCGA